ACATCAATGTTATAAACAAGAGGACTTAGACAACAAGTCTATGCGTAAATTCAAAAAAGTACCAAAGACAAAAGCAGGAGTGCCTGTTAAGTATGTAGTAGGGTCAAAGAACCCTAGTGCTACAGAGCGTGAGATTAAATCTACAGCTAAAAAATACAGAGAGGGTAAGCTAACTGTAGCTGAGATGAACAAAATAGCTAAGACCAGGAGTAAGAGTGGCACAAAAGGATACAAAAAAAGCTACAAAGCCTAAAGGGATAGCCTTCTATTCTAAAAAGTATGGGATTTCCTCAGATAAACTAAGGAAAGTCTATAAAAGAGGAATGGGTGCGTACTATTCTAGTGGTTCCAGAGCGGGGGTAAGCCCTCAGCAATGGGCTATGGGCAGAGTTCGTAGTTTTGCTACTGGTAAAGGTGGAGCAAGGAAGGCAGATGCTGACCTAATCCGTGGAAAAAAGAAAACATGAAGAAGGGACTATATGCTAACATCCATGCCAAAAGAAAGCGTGGAGAGAAGATGAAGAAAAAAGGAGACAAGGGTGCTCCGACAGCATCTCAGTTCAAGAGAGCGAAACAAACAGTAAAGACGAGGTAGACTATGGCCGTACAACCAACACTAAAGAAAGCTAAAGAAAAGAAAAAGCCACAAATCTCCCAGTTAAAGGGAGCAAAGGCTAAAGTAATGACAAAGCCTAAGTTGGCTGTGTCTAAACCCTCAGTGGTAGCGAAGACAAAAGCAGTAGCCAAGTCTCAATCAAAGCCCCTTAGTGGTGGACAGCGTAGTATGGATGTAAATAAGAATAATAAGTTAGATGCAAAAGATTTTGCTATGCTTAGAAATAGAAAGAAAAGAACAAAGAAGAGAGTTGGCATGTCCAAACCTCTACGAACAGCATAACCCAAGGAGACTACTATGTACGGAAGTATGAAAAAATCTGGTATGAAGAAGAAATCACCAAAGGCAAAGAAACAAGCGGCTACAGCTATGTCAATGAAAAAAGCAGGTAAGAAGCCAAAGAAGATGTCGTATGGCAAATAAGACTGTAGAAGCACCAAAAGGATTTCATTGGATGAAGTCTGGTAATTCGTATAAATTAATGAAGCATGAGGGAAAATTTAAAGCTCACAAAGGAGCTAGTCTCAAAGCATCATTTCCAGTACAGAAGGTACATACGAAAAAAGTATAGTGGGCTACTCCAAAGAACACAAGAATCCTAGTGGGGGTTTAAATCAAAAGGGTAGAGACTTCTTTAAAAGAACAGAAGGTTCTAACCTAAAGCCTCCAGTTAAGTCTGGAGTCAATCCACGAAGAATTTCATTTGCCGCAAGATTTGCGGGGATGAAAGGGCCAATGAAAGATGAGAAGGGAAGGCCAACCCGTAAAGCACTGGCACTGAAGAAATGGGGGTTTGGCTCAGTTGAAGCGGCCCGTAACTTCGCTAAGAGACATAAGAAAAAGACTTAAATAATAGGAGAGGATATGGTAACTTGTAGTTTGTGTGGACACACATGTCATTGTAGTAAAGATGGAATGTGTATGGAAAATAATAAATGCGAGTGCATATCTTGTGAACATGAAAAAGAAAAAAACTAAAACAAAGAAACCTAAGAAGATACAACCAAAAGAAAAGAAAGTAGACCACTACGGATTGGGCGAAGCCTTTATGAAGATGTCTGATTTTTTATTTGGAAAAGGATGGAATACAAATAAGTAATGCCACTGTACGAATACTATAATAAAAAAACAAAAAAAGTATTTACAGAATATTTACCTATTAGAGATAGAAAAAAACCTTTAAAAGATAAAGATGTTGAATTGTTAATTACTGCACCACGATTATCTACGATAGACAGAAGTGAGCATGGTGCTAGAGACCAAATGTTGCAGACAGCAAGACAGGGTATGAAACAAAGACAAATAGAAGACTCAGTGGGAATACGAAAAACACCAGAGTGGTTACAAGAAAAGACAGAAAAAAAATTACAGAAAATAAGAAATGTTAGTTCCTAAAAAACAAAACGATGTATTAACAGACCAACAAGAAAAATTTCTCAATGCTCTATTTGGCGAAGCCAAAGGCAGTCCAAAGATGGCAGGAGAGATTGCAGGATATGCTCCGCAATCATACCCCAAAGTATTGAAAAGTTTAAAAGAAGAAATTATTGAAAGGGCAGAACACCAGTTAGCTGTGTACAGTCCAAAAGCAACAATGGGTTTAATAGAAGCTCTTGATGAGGATGGAAAAACTCCAGGAGCCAATATTCGTATAGAAGCGGCTAAACAAATTCTAGATAGAGTAGGTTTAGCTAAAAGAGAAAAACTAGATATAAATGCAAAGGTAGCACATGGAATCTTTATTCTCCCGCCCAAAGAGAAAACTTCGGAGTAGGACAATACCTTTTGGATACAAAGTATCTGAAGAAGAAGACAAAACACTAGACGCTGTTCCAGAAGAGTTAGAAGCTCTGAAAGAAGCAGAACAGTATTTAGAAAATTGTTCCTATCAAGAAGTAGCTACTTGGGTTACAAATAAAACAGGAAGAGCAATAACAGGAATGGGATTGCGTAAGGTATTAAAACGAGGATGGTAGAACCACCAAAGCCAAAAAAGGTAGGTCGCAAACGAGTTAAAAAATCTCCAACACTTTCTGAATCTGAAAAGAAAGCTAGACAATCAGCTTTACATCTTCTCCGAGCAGAAAAAGAAAAACTAGAAGATGCTAAACAGAAAGTCAATTTAGCAGAAAAAAGATTAGAAAACAAAAAAGAAAAGTTAAAAGAATTAGATAGTGTACTAGAAGGTGAGAAGACTGTTATAGATGAACAGCAAATAGAAGAAGCAACACCTTCCATACAAGAAGCTATTAGGGATAGAGAAGTAATCTTTGAACCTAATGGTGGGCCACAAACAGAATTTCTTGCATCATCAGAAAGAGAAGTCTTTTATGGAGGAGCAAGAGGTGGTGGAAAATCTTATGCCATGTTAGTAGACCCTCTACGATACTGTCATAAAAATGCCCATCGAGCATTGTTAATACGAAGAACAATGCCAGAGCTAAGAGATTTAATCAATCATTCTCAGCAACTATATCCAAAGGCATATCCCGGAGCAAAGTGGAGAGAGCAAGAAAAAGAGTGGCGTTTCCCTTCTGGAGCAAGAATAGAATTTGGTTATGCTGAGAATCTGACCGATGTACTACGTTATCAAGGACAATCATATACATGGATAGGTATAGACGAATTACCTCAATATGCAACTCCCGATATATATAACTTTTTACGTTCTTCTTTGCGAAGTGTTGACCCAGAGATTCCCGTCTACATGAGGTCAACTGGGAACCCTGGTAACGTAGGCTCTGGTTGGGTTAAAGAAATGTTTGTAGACCCTGCACAACCTAATACAAAATTTTATTTAGAAATACAAACTCCCACTGGGATAAGAAAAATAAGTAGACGATTTATACCTGCTAAGTTACAAGACAATCCGTATCTAATGCAGACAGAAGATTATTATGTTATGTTGGCTTCATTGCCAGGCGTACAAAAGAAACAGTTTTTAGAAGGAGATTGGGAGTCATATGAAAGTTCGGCTTTTCCAGAGTTTAGCCGAGAGGTACATGTTATCGAACCTTTTGACATACCTCGTAACTTTATGCGGTTTCGCACTTGTGACTGGGGTTACTCTTCTTTTGCGTGTTGCTTATGGATTGCTGTTGACTACGACAATAATTTGTACGTTTATCGAGAGCTGTATACAAAAAATATTACAGCAGATATTTTTGCACAAAAGGTATTGAATAGTGAGACAGGAGAGTATATAAGATACGGAGTATTAGATTCTTCTACATGGGCAAGGCGAGGAGACATTGGGCCTAGCATTGCAGAAACAATGATATTAGAAGGATGTCGATGGAGACCATCTGATAGGTCACCTGGTAGTAGAGTAAATGGAAAATTAGAAATACATAAAAGATTAAGAGTAAATGAGAACACAGAAAGACCATCTTTATTTGTTTTTAACAATTGTTTAAATTTAATTAGAACTTTACCAATGTTACCTGTTGACAAAAACAACCCAGAAGATGTAGATACACATGCAGAAGACCATGCATACGATGCACTTAGATATGGATGTATGTCAAGACCATCACACCCAATGGCATTTGAGACAAGAATGAATGATATTAAAATGACTTCTGGCCAAACATATAAACCTAGTGATTCTGTTTTTGGATATTAATGAAACACAAATCAATTAAGATAGGTTATAGAGATTACGAGTTTAAAACAATTGATAAAGATTTTTCTGATTCGCATGGACAATTTTTATCAAAAGAAGGTTTGATAGGATTATCTGAAGAAGATAATGTATCTCATGTTAACACTTTACTCCACGAAGTTTTACATGCTATAATATACCAGTGGGGATTAGACGTAGGAGAAAAAGAAGAACAAATTGTTAACGTATTAGCTAATGCAACAACAACAGTTCTTGTAGATAATCCTTGGTTAACTAAATATTTAGAGGAGAAACTAAAATGAAAAACATGAATGGAAAAGATATTGACCCATCAATCATGAAAAAATATTCGCAAGGTGAGGGCTTTGATGACCAATCAACAGACACAGCACAAAAAAGTGAAGCATCTGTTAATGTAGCAAAACCTTCTGCGGCTTTACCTGCAGATGCTTATGACAGCACAGATAAAGCATATCCAAGAGCGAAAAAGAATGGTGTTGATGGCAAAGTGTTCTCAATGGCAGA